CTATTTCGTTCTGATCGTCGCCGCAGGATCGGGCAAGTACGTGGCGTTCACCCCGCTCACCTACGATGGCCGGCATGAGGCCGTCGGTGCGCTCGGCTATGCCGCGGACGCCACCAGCGCCGATCAGGACATCGCCGTGTTCACCCGCGACTGCTCGTTCAAGTCGGCATGCCTGACCTGGGCCTCCGCCGTGACGTCCGCACAGAAGGCCGTGGCCGCCACTCAATTGGCTGACCGCGGAATCGTTCTCCGGTAATTCGAAAGCCAAACACCCGGCGGAATAACCACCGCCAAAACAACCCACAACCAAAAAACAGAGCCCGCCTTGAGCGGGCTTTTCGTTTCTGGAGAATGAAATGTCCGTATGGGACTTTGTGAACGAAAACCCGTTTCAGCAGACCACGCTGACCCTGGCAATGATCAAGGCGCAGTACGTTCCGGGCGACCTCGGCGCGGCCGGTCTGTTCGAAGAATCCGGCGTGATTGGCGTTGATGCGCTGATCGAAGAACTGCAGGAAATCGTGAGTGCCATCGCCGTCAAGCCTCGCGGCGCGCCCGGTGATGTGCTCACAAACGACAAGCGCAAGCTGCGGTCGCTGCTGATTCCGCACTTGCCGCAACAGGGCCGGATCACTGCCGACGAAATCCGGGCGATCCGGGCGTTCGGGCAGGAGCAGCAATCCGAATCGATCGAAAGCATGCGCAATAAGCAGCTTGCCAAGATGCGCAAGAAACTCGATTACACGATCGAGGCGCACCGGGTCATTGCACTCAAGGGTGGCTATGTCGATGTCAACGGCGATACGGCCAATGCATTCACGTTCTTCGGTGTTTCTGCCCCTTCTTCGATCAGTCTGGCGCTGGGCACGGCCGCGACCCAGATTCGCAAACTGTGCGCGGATATCATTGGGGCAGTGGAAACCGGGCTTGGTGGAAACTCGTATGTCGAAGTCAACGTGCAGTGCAACCCTGATTTGTGGGCGCTGTTGATCGACCATCCCGCGGTCAAGGAAACCTATCTGGGATACGTCGGCGCAGCGGAACGCGCCGGGCAGATCATGCAGAGTTTTGTTTTCGGCCAGATCCGCTGGCACCGTTACCGCGGTGATTCGTCGGTCAACATGGGAACGAAAGCGGCCTATGCCTACCCGACTGGCGTGGGCGGGATGTTCATCACCCGGTTCGCACCGTCGACCTGGCTGGACAGCGTTGGGGCGATCGGCATCCCGTACTACGCCAAGGCCCTGGAAAGCCGAGAGGGTGACGCGATCGAACTGCTTTCGCAGTCCAACCCGTTCAACATCTGCACTCGGCCGAACGCGGTGATCCCGCTGACCACGCCGTAATCGCTGACAGCCATGTCAAACCCCTGGTTGGCGCAGTTCGATGCAATCGCTGCGCCATTGTTCAAAGCCGCCGGCCTTGCTGACTCAGCCACCTACACAGCACCGGGCGGGCAGCCGGTGCCGTGTACGGTGTATGTCAATCGCGAGGTGCGAGTGATGGACAACAACGGCACCTATTCGCAAGTCACGACTATTGCGGCAAATGTTGCCGAAACCGGGCCGGTGACAAAGGGCGGCGTTTTCACGATCGGATCCGAAGTGATGACGGTCAAACGCCCGGTTCAAAAGGATGAGTCGCAATCGCTTTGGGTGGTGGCATGACCCGTAGCCAGGCGCTTATCGAGGCCGTCAAGCTGCGGCTGGCGGCCATTCAATCCGCCGACGGATTTGCAACAGACTCGGGCGACCAGGTTGTGCAAGGCCCGGAACTGATCGACCCGACAAACTCGCCTGGGCTCGTCGTGCAATCCGTGCTGGAGGAATACACGACGCCATCGGGCGATGAGCCCGCATCTGGCCCGCGGTCAATGTTGGTGCGCAACACCATCACGATTGCCAGCGCGATCACTGGCGATCAGGCGGATATCGGCGCGGAGGCTGAAAAGCAACTCGGCGACATCAAGCGGGCGCTATGCATTGGAACGCATATCGCCGACGCGAGCGGCAAAAAGGCAACGCTCCAACTGATCCGCGCCGACAAGTTCCCGATGGTCGACGGCGAACAGTTCGAGGGCGTCACCGTAACGATTCAGTGCACCTACACGGAGAAATGGGGCGACCCTGACGCGTAACCGCAACACAAACTGACAACCAATCGAGGCCCGCATATGCGGGCTTTCTTGTTTCTGGAGAGAGCGAAATGGCATTCAACACCCCGTTGACCAAAACGGAGAACTACGTATTCGGGCGCGGCGTGTGCTATTTCGCCAAGCTCGATGCAAATGGCGTCCCGCTGGGTGAGCGCGACCTGGGCAACGTCCCGGGCCTTACTCTCACCATCACATCGGAAAAGGCCGAGCATTTCAGCTCACGCTCGGGACTGCGCCGCAAGGATTTGTCGGTGACCATTTCGGTTGCCTTCGATGCCGCGGTCACCATCGAGGACATGAGCGCCGAAAACCTCGCGCTGTTTGTCGCCGGATCCACGCAGACCATCACGCAGACCGCGACCCCGGTCACCAATGAGCGCATCTACAACGCGCAATCGGGGCGCGAATACCAGCTGGGCGTTTCCACCTCGAACATCACCGGCGTTCGCGGTGTGACTTCGGTGACCATCGGCCTTTATGAGCTGGTCAATGCCGTGGCGCGCGCCGATTCGACGGCGTACGCGGTTGGCGACATTTTCAAGTCGAGTACCAATGTGTTTTTGGTCACGACCGCCGGCACCAGCGCAGGTTCCGCGCCCAGCTTTGTCACGACATCCGTGGGATCGGCCACCACCGACGGAACCGCGGCGGTCAAGTTCCTGGGCACGACCAGCGTTTTCACCGTGACCACGCATTACACGCTCTCGGCTGATTCCGGTCGATTCGGTGTCGTGGCCGGCGCAAATCTGGGCCTTGCCTGCGCGCTGTATACCGAGGTCACTGAGGGCTATCTCAGCTTCAATGCCGGCTATACCCCGGTGGCGAACTCGCGCACGCAGATCACCAGTTCCGGTGAGGGCGCGGTGTCGGGTCAATTCCGGTTCATTGCTGACAATGCCGAGGGTGACAATCGGGATTTGTTCATCTCGTCGTGCAACCTGTCACCGGATGGCGAATTGCCGTTCATCACTGAATCGGAAGTCGCCAGCGGCACTTTCAATCTGGGTGTGAATGAGCGCGACTCGTCAACCCCGCAAATCATCATTGACGGGCGGCCGGTGTAATTCACTCACGGGCCGGCATTCGTCGGCCCCTTTGGGGAAATCATGGACAACAATTCCGTTCTGCCAGTCGTCACGCTGGCGGAATTGCAAGCCAATCTGCCGATCATGTCGCAATTCTCCGCGGGCATGTTCGGAGAAAAGCCCGGCGAAACTCCCGAGCAACGGCAAGCCAGCGCCGAAAAGTTCAAATCCGGATTGCAATTCACTGCAATGATTTTGAGCGCGGTCCCGCAGCTGGCGCGGGAAATGGGCATGACGACCGATCAGGTCATGGCATTGCCCACAGAAGTCGGCTTGCCGCGATTGGCCGCAAGCCTGGGCGGGATCACGCCGCAGAAGCTGCACGCGCTGTTTCTGGCCACCGCTGACGCTGGCCGGCTGTGCGAGGCCGCATTGAACCGAGCGGCGGCGCGTGGCTAGCAATGGGTTCGACACGCGCGAACTGAATCGCCTGATTCTGCAGCTTGGGCGCAATGCGACCAACGCAGAAACGGAATTCAAGCGCGTACTCGGATCGGCCCGACTGGCTGCAGCGACTGAGGCAAAGCGTGCTATCTCCGCGCGCTATGCAATCAAGCAGGGCCGCGTTGCGCAGGCGATCGTTGTGCGCGCAGATCAAACGCGACTGTCGCTCGAAATCAAAGCCAACGGCAAGCCAATCAGCGCGCAGCATTTCCAAGGCCGCCAAACCCGCCAGGGCTATCGATTCGTCATCCTGAAATCAGGCGCGCCCATCACCATTCGCCGCGGGTTTTCGCACGCCAACAAAGTCCCATTGATGCGAGTCGGCCCGGCCCGCTACCCGATCAAAGGGATTTTCGGGCCATCGGTTCCGGCAATGATGGAAAACCCCGCAGTGGCCGCGCCGATCGTTGAGCGTGTCGGAACTCGCGTTACCGCAGACGTCACCCGCAGAATTCAGCGAATCCTGGCATGACCATTGCAACGATTACCCTCAACCTCATCAATGGGGTTAGCCGGGTATTGCGCGAAATTGGCGGCGGGCTTGGTCAGCTCAATCAGCAGTTCGGATCGCTCAATCAGACGATCGAGCTGTTCGGCAAGGGGCTGAGCGCGGTCGCCAGCGGGTTTGGGCTTGGCCCTGCGCTCGCTGAGGCGGGCCGGTTCGAGGATGCGCTCGCTGCCGTGCAGGCGGTCACTGGCGCAACGGCTGAGGAATTCGACCTACTCAAAGCCGCGGCCGAGAAAGCCGGTCAGACCACCACGTTCAGCAGCGTGCAGGCTGCCGAAGGTCTGACCGAGCTGGCGCGCGCCGGGTTTGATGCAAGGGGCGCAATTGAAACGCTAAACCCGGTGCTGCAGCTGGCACAGGGTCAGCAATTGTCTGTTGCGGATGCCGCGCGATTCGCCACCACCACGCTGACGCAGTTTGGCCTGGCCGCCACCGATGCCGGGCGCGTTGCCGATGTCCTGGCCAGCACGGCCGACAAAACGCAAACCAGCGTGCAACTGATGGGGCTGTCGCTGAGCTACGCGGCACCCCTGGCCAAGTCGCTCGGGCTGAGTCTCGAGGAAACCTCGGCGATCATCGGCAAGCTGGCAGACGAAGGGTTCCGCGGCGAACGCTCCGGCACCGCTCTGCGGAACGTGTTTTCAAAGCTGCTCGACCCCGCCAGCAAGTTTTCTGTAGCGCTGCGCGATGTCGGCATCCAGTCGACGAACTTCACCGAGGTCATCACCCAGCTGGCCGAAAAGGGCGAGGCCGGTCGCAAGGCGCTGGTCGCACTCGATGCCGAAAGCAGGCCTGCAATCCTGGCGTTGGTGAACAAAGGCGGCGCCGGCCTGCGCGAATTGACCGCAGAGCTTGGCAATAGCGCCGGGGCCGCAGAGCGCACCGCGCTGATTCTCGGCTCGACTTTCAACGCATCCGTTACCCAGCTGACCAACAGCCTCGGGGTAGCCCGTGATGCATTCTTGGAGCCATTACTGCAGCCGCTGGCCGATGAGCTGCGGGCGATGTCTCTGCAGATTACGGAGTTCATCAAGACCGCAGACTTCGCAATTCTGCGCGACCAGTTCAAGACATTCGTATTGGATGCCGTTACCGCATTCAAAGAGTTTGCGGCGCAGATTGATTTCAAGGTTTTGACTGCGGATGTTATTGAGTTTGGTCGGCAGGCCGGAGAATCGTTCAAGTCGGTTGCGTCGTTTGCTGCTGACGCGGGCAAGGCGCTTGCCAATATTGGCGACAGCAAGTTTTTCCTCGCGCTGAGAACTGGATTCAACGTCCTGACCGGGGACATGGACGAGGCCACCGTTACGGCCGAGCGACTGCGCGCAAAGTTCGCGGAGCTGCCAACGGCGATCACCCCGGCGACCGGCAGCCTGATCGCGCTTGCAGCAGCCGGGGCGCTCACCGGCCGCGACTTCTCCGGGGTGGCTCAACAGGTCCTGGCAGCGAACGAGCAAATTGCCATCGTTGGCCCGACAGCGGCGGCGGCAGCCCCGCTTGTTGAGCAGCTGGCCGGCACGATGGCCCTGCAGGCAGAGGGCGCAAAGGCCGCGGCCGAGCAGACCAAGCTGTTCAATATCGAGGTGCTTGACCTCAAGCCCGGCTTTGATGCAGCGACCGAATCAGCAACGGCGCTGCAAATCGCGATCGCCCAGGCTTCGCCGCAATTTGGCCTGATCGGCGAAGGCGCAAAGAAGGCGGCCGACGAACTGGAAAAGGCACGGGCTGCGGCGCGCGAGGCTGCTTTCGCATTCTCAGAAATTGGTGCCAACGCATCGGCCAGCGGCGCGGAAATCACAAGGGCATTCGGCGTTGCGGTCAAGGCCGCGCTCAGCCCGAAGGATGTGCAAGCGCTGCAGATCGAGTTCAACAAACTCGCGCAAGACAGCCGAATCAGCTTTCAGCAACTTGACCAGGCCGCGAAGCTGGCCGGCGATCAGCTGGAAAAGCTGAAGACCGGAACAAAAGACCTTTCTCTGGAGCTGAAAGACGCATTCAAAGAGCTCGGGGTCAAAAGTCGAGAGGCGCTGCAGATCGATGCAGAGAAGGCACAAAAGAGCTTCGATCTGATCGTGGCAGCCGTCAAGCGCGGCGAAATCTCGGTTGACAATCTCAAAGAGGCTTTCATCGCCCTTGCGAAAAAACAGCTTGCTGTAGTTGAAAACGCCAGCGCGCAAGAGAAAGCCCAAGTCGAAGGCATGATCCGCGCCAAAGCCGCAGCCCTTGGCCTGACCGACGCACTCGACGAGATTGGTATAGCCGGACAGAAGGCCGGCGCAGAAGTCGCGAGTGGCGCAGCACAGGCCGCCTCAGCGCTCGGGCAGGTGGCGAGCGCTGCCAGTGGAGCCGCCGGGTCAATCGGCGACCTTGGAGCGGCCAGCAGCGAGGCAAGCAGCGGTCTGCGTGAGGTCGGCAGCTCTGCAACGGCCACGTCTGGTGAATTGACGCAGTTCAGCAGCGCGACTCAGGGCGCAGTGAAAAGCCAGCTGGGGGCAATCACCGCCTACGAGCGCGGGCTTGAAGTCCAGCGGCTGCAACAGGAATCGTTTGACCGCGAGAAGCGCCAACTCGGGGCGCTGACCGACGGCTACGACCCGCTGAAGCAGCAGCTTGACGACCTGGCCCGCAAATACCCGAACGTGTCGGAGGCCGCGCGCCGGTCATTGGCCGAGCAAAGGGCGGGAATTGAAGGGCTCGGGAAAACGATCGCCGATGTTCAAGCGCAGGTCACGCAGAACACGTCCAGCGTCGGCAGCCCGACCGGATTGCAGGGCAACGGACTGACCAATCAGGGCCCCGGGCAGATCGCGCCGCCAGTCACCGGTAATTTCGTCCCGCCCCAGCCATCGTTTCAGCAGGCGCCAGCACAGCAGCAAAACGTGACCTTTAACGCAGTGGTCGCGACCGATCAGGATTTGGAGGCACTGATTCGACGCGCCGCGCCATTCATTCGCAAACTCAACGCCAGGATTTGACGTGCATTATTTGCCGAACTTGCACAACGCGGTGCGCACTGCAACGCTGTCGATGTCGAATGCCGTTGCGTCATCTGTGGTTGAGCGCACGGCCGTCGACAAACAGGGCTCAGGATCAGTTGCGCTTACTGGCGGCTATACCGGTGCAGTCGATGCGACGTTTGATGTCGAGGTGTTGAATCAGGATCCGGGCTCAGATGCGCAGGTGACTGACCCGCAATTTGTGGGCGTCGGTAACGGTGCGCTGTCCGCGCTGTCGGTTGCCGGCACTGTTGCGCCGCAATCGTTCACTGTGCGCCTGGCGTCGACCGGCATCACCACTGCGAAAGCACAGGTGCAATTCGGCCCGGTCATTCTGCGCGCGCTGGCTGAAGGCGATGACGGCAACGGAATCGAGGTAACGATTGACCACAGTACGCTGGTCAGTACTGCCACCGATTACGCCACCCGAGAGGATTTGCCGGCGAACACCACCGAGATTGCCGGCGATGAATGGAATTTTGGCGCTGCTGATTTGATGGCAGATGGCACCATTCCAGCTGGTGCGCCGCGCATTCGGTTTGCTGATGATCCGCAGGTGTACCGGCATTATCGGAAGTTCAAATCGGGCCGGTATCTGTACGCATTCGCGCCAGCCATTCGGCGGACGATCGGCGCAGAGTCCCCGGTCTATCTGATCACCGGAAGCCGCTCCGTCACGATCGCACAGGATGCGACCACTGAAACACTGACTGGCGTGGTCACGCTGTACGACATGCTCTCGAAAATCCGCGAATTGCCGTCAACACTGATCGAGGTAATCGGCGTTGCCTCACAGGATTTGCTGCCGCCGGACGGAATGGGTGCGGTTGATCTGTCGTTCTGGACGTCGACCTATTTCGATTACATCGCCCGCGAAGGAACCCGATATGCAAAACGGGCCGTATTGGCGCCGGTGCTGGATTCGGATGCACCGAGCCAGTCGATCACCGTGCAATGCACGCGCGCTGATGTGGTCGGCTCGGAATTGTGGGACGTTACCGGCGCGGTTTCTGGGTCGCTGAATCAGCTGACCACAGGCGTCGCGTATTCCGATGGCCCGATCACGGCGCTAACGGTTCCGGTGCAGGTTGGCGAAACCACGCAGCAGAGCGGCGGAATCAGCTACCAAGCCGCATTGGACCACGGCTGCGCGATTCTCAAGAAGCCGGCACTTGGTGCCAATGCCACAAGCAAAACGCTCCGCGTGGTCTGGCGCAAGCGCACAAACGATGACTGCGATTGCGAGTCAATCCCAGTGGTGGGCGGTCCGAATCCGGACTGTCTCGGGGTAATCATTCCGGATGAGGAGGTGACTGTGGGGACGCCAGCTGTTTTGCGCGTCCAGCTTGATCGATGGGCCGCTTTGATTGGCGGGAAAATGCGCGGAGTTACGACAGGCGGACCGGATGCCGATCGGGTTGTGCGAGGGACGTTGAACAACGTCCGGAACCAACTCAGCAAGGCGCTCGACGATTGCCTGTTGGAACCGTTGCCGATTTGGCAGGCGAGCCACGTCTACGCAATCGACGATATTCGCGTTCCATTGACCGAGACTGGCTATGTGTTTCGGGTTTCAGTCGCCGGCACTTCCGGCGCATCACAGCCGACCTGGGTCAACACCATCGGCAGCACCACCACCGACGGCGGCGTGACGTGGGAATGCTTGAGCCGATCGCCGCGGGCATTGTGGCTTTCGATTTTCGAGCAGGCAAAGGTTGATCTGCAGTTCCTGGGGTCGCTGTTTCTGAATGGCGCGATGTTCAGCGTGACCGCTCAGAATGCCAAAGTGGGGCGCGTGCTGGTGCCTTCGTTCGAAGATGGCCCTAACGGCCATTGGTATATGTGCGAGTTTCCCGGCGTTCAGGGCGACGGAACCACAGAGCCAACGTGGCCCACTGATGGCAGCTTGCTGGAAATGCCGGCGCTCACTGGAGTTGCCGCGCAATTCCGCGACATGGGCGCATATTGGACGGCTGCCACGGCGACCGCGCTCAATGCCACGATGGACACGCATGGCCGCGGGTTCTACGTCTGCACCACTGCCGGCACGACTCACGCTACGACCGAGCCGGCTTGGCTGGCCAACACCGTGACCGACGGCTCTGTGGTTTGGACCCGGCTGCTGGTTTCGTCTGATGCGGTCGAGGTTCAAGACGGTGCGCCCGCATCGGCTGCTGATTTCGAAGCTGCGTTCGCCGACAGTCTGCGCGAGCTTTATGCGGTGGCCGGCGTAAATTTTGATTCTGCCGGCGGTCCAGGGACGGACTGCTGGCAGGATCTTGAAACCAGCTATTGGTGGGTATTCGAGCAAGGAGGCTCATACCTGCCCGCGTTCAACAACCATTATTACCATTCGGTTCGCCGCGAATTCAACGCGGAAGGAATTGAGAACACTGTCGAAACAAAAGAGTTCGGCTTTCAGATTTGCGCCTGTGCCGATGAACTTACGGAAGGCGACTATATCGATATTACGATCAACGTCACTGGCGGCAATGGGCTTGGGACTTACCAAGTCGGTGACAAGTTCACCATCTATTGCACGAAAGCAAGTCCTGTTCTATTGAGCGGCGGAACCGATGGGGACAACACGCTGACATGGAATGTCACGGGGTCCGTCGATGGCAACTTGGCAGACATGGCGCTGGATCAAACCGACCCCTTGACGTTTGTCTATTCGGATTCGGACGTGTCGTTTACGATCACCCCGGGCGGAATTGCATTTGCTGCCGGCGATCAATTCACGTTCGCAGTGGAGGGCGGGCAATTCCGTTGGCGCAAAAACGCGGGCAGCTGGTCGGCGGATACGCAGATCGAGCCGACGGTTACGCTGTCGGACGGGCTGAGCGCGGCGTTTACGTACGGGGTCGATCCTTCGTTCTCGCCGGGTGATTCGTGGTCATTCCTGGCCCGGGCAATCAACGGTGTGGACCAGCTGCGCCAGCCGACTGACGCGCGCGCGGCGTGGTCGGCAACCACTGCGATCGTGGTCACGCCAGCGGCACCGCTCACTGTGGACGCTCTGTTCATCGGCGATCACCTGATCCCGAGCACGGAAACGATCACGCTGCAGGGCAGTGACGACAATTTTGCGACCACGCCGACGTCGATCAGCATCCCGTGGAACACCAGGCACATCGCGCACATTCTCGATGCACCGGTCACCAGGGCGAAGTGGCGGGTCAATATCACCGGGGCCGGCTCGACTTCGTGGGTCTACCTCGGGCAGTCGCAGCGGATGCTGCTGAGTTCTGGCGTGGTGGAGCTCGGCCGCATTGACGAAGCTTGGCGGTTTCCAAGCGCCGGCGGGATTCGCTCAGGCGTGGGCTACAGCATCTCGCACGAATGCCTGACCAAAGCGAGCGGGCGGGCGCTGTTCGCGATGTGGGCGCACGCCAAACAGTACGACGCGGGCCGCCTGGGCGTGCTGCCGAATGAGGACGAACCCGAGGACGGGCAGATCGTCGAATTGCTGGCGGCGACGCTGCCGATGGTCGATCAGGCGCGGGCGTTCCAGCCGCGCGACCCGGTGAACCGGCTGCTGTCAATCAGCTACGACGTGGAGCCGATCGCGTGATTCTCTGGCTGACGATCTACAGCACGCCGCCAGTGCATCTGTACGGGCACCCTGATGCACTGGCCGAACTGCCGAACGATGAGCGCCGGGAACGCCTGCTGGCCGATGTGCAGCCACTGCAGTCGCAGCTTGAGGACGAAAATCCCACGCTTGTCGTGGATCTCGAAAATGGAGCAGGGCAGGCGGCCGTGTTGTTCGCTGACCCGCCGATCGGGTACCGTGCTGAATTGCGATCCGCCGACGGCCTGCTGTTCTCGGGTGTGGTGAATCAGATCACGTTGGGGCGGTCGGCGCAGTTGCGGGTTGAGGCATGAAGTACATCACGCCCGGCCCGAAATGTTCAGCCCGACCATCGCTATCGGTCAGGGTGAAATTCGGCACGAAATAGGCGGATTGTCCCGCCTCCCGCGCGCGACGCGCAGTTAGGCGCAGCGCAAAAAACGGCGATCGCCGCATCGAGTCCGCCGATTTCTTGCGGGCGATTTTGCGAATGGATGGCATATCAGCGCGCCGCCGCCGCGACCTGGATTTTCACGCAGTGTTCCGCCTGGGTGTAATCAATCCGATCCGATCCGGGCATGCGCCATTGCTGCATGCACTTCTTTGCAGCCCATCCGTCACGCGGATCGTATGCCAGTTGCGCAAGTCGGTCGCGCGCATAGCGCTGGTCGCTCTCGCAATCCCAGCCCGGCGTTTTCTTTTCAGAGCAAGTCTTTTCGAATACCTCGCTTTCGATTTCCGCGGCGCTTTTCACCTTCGCTCGCGGAACGACTCGAACCGGAGTCGGCCCGGTGTATTGCGCCTCTACTGGCCTGCGCGCCTCGCGCTCTGCGGCTTCGCGCTTCATTCGCGCCATCCGGGCGGATTCTTCCGCCTGCTTCTGAGCAACGCTTGCGCGAGCCTGTTCGGCCTTGATGCACGCCATGTACTGATCCATTGGCGCGCCGTCATCGCAAGAGCTGGCGCTGGGCGGATGCGCGGCGAACAATGCCAACGGCGCAAAAATCAGAAGCAACAGAATCAGACGCATAACAAACCCCGGCAATCAGGACGCGATACTGTAAACCATGATCCCCTACACCGCACCCCTGCCGATCCGCAATAGCTCAGTCTGGGGCGAATTCGCCAAGGCCGAGCCGATCCCGTACCGCTGGGGCGAGCTTGCCGGATCCGCGATTCAGTACAGCTCCGATCGTCGCCTGTGGTGCTGGTCGGATGGCGCGTGCTTTCGGATTGATTCCGTCAGCGTCGAGGGCCAGCAGCGCCAGGACTGGAGCTGGCGCAATGCGATCGACCGCGCTGGCTCGCCGGTGTGCTTGATCGAATTCGGCGAGCCTCCACCATCCGGGGCCTCGGTTGTTGCCACTGGCCGCGGGCGTCTCGACAGCCGCACCGGTGCGCTGATCGACAATCCCGCGGACGTGGTGCGCGATATCGTCGTGAACATCTGCGGCAACAGCCTGGCCGCCGGCATCCTTGACCAGTTCCGGGCCGAGTGCATGCCCCTGCCGATTGCCGGCGAACTCACCGGCGGATCGGTGCAGCAGGCCCTGCGATCGGTCTGTGATTCGGTTGGCGCGGTGTTTTCGCCGTTGCATCCTGGACTGTGCCAGATCCACCCGGGCGGCCAGTACGTCGGCACGCAACACGCGGTGACCGGGCGATATGCTGGGACAGATGTGAGCTGCAGCGCCGGGCTCGACGACATCGCCAACGACATCACAATCAGCTATGCCCACGTCGACGGCGATGCAACCGCATCACTGCAGCTCGCATCGCCCGCCAGTATCGAGCGCTTCGGGCGCCGACAGCTTGCGGTGTCGCTGCCGTGGGTTCGACTGCCGCGCATTGCCTATGCCGTCGGCAGGCGCCTGCTGCAGCACTCAGCCAGGCCGAGGTGGCGGTACTCGGCCCGCAATATTCCCGAGGTCCTGTTGGCCCCGGGCGACTCGCTCGCGATCAGCTCAGGCTACGTGCCGCCAGCCGTGGCCACGATCAACCGGCTATCGCTGGACTACCGGCGCGAGACGACCAGCGTGGAGCTCGCAGACGCATGGGTGGGCCCGGCGACCGCCGTCACGATCGTCAGAACCAGTGTGCAGTTCACGCCGCCAGCCGAGTCCGGGGTGTCGGTGTCCGCTGCTGGTGCTGACCATGTGCTGACGATTCTGGACGATGCTGGCCGACCAATTCCGCAGGCCCGAGTGACGATTGACCGATCAATCCTGCGGCTCGCTGATTCGGGTGGCATTGTGCGCATCCCTCAGGCGCTGATGCCCGCCGGTCAGCACCATCTGCTGATCGAGGGGCCTGGAATGTCCGCGCTTGAAACCGTGGTGACCGTATGAGCTACCCGCTACGACCGGCGCAGTCTGCGGGCCGGCCGCTGATTCAGACTATTCGATTGCCTCGGGCTGGGGCTGCTGCTGGTGGCACTGCTGGCGATGGCGGCGGGGGCGGAGTTCCGCCGGCTGACATTTTCCTCGGCTGGGGATCGCCAGGGGTTCCGTTTATCGCCGATCTGAGCGCGGACGGCAGCAACGCCCCCGGGACCCCGTTCCCCGCGACGCTCGCGCTAGCTCCGGGCGGCGAGTCGCAATCGATCGGCCCGGCCTCTGGAATCACGGGGGCGGTATCGTTCGCCGCGCTGCTCGCGGGACTGACGATGGACGCAGAGCCGACGTGGGCGATCGAGTGGACTGGCGCAGATCCGAGCACAGCAACGTGGATTGCGTGCGGCCCGATCCTGTCGGTCGTGCTCAATGAGCCGGTTGTGCCAGGGCTGCACACCGTGACGGCGACCTACCTCGGGACGGATTATGGGCCGATCACGCTTGAGGTGAGTGCGTAGGGGATGGCGGCAACCCTCAGGCATCCGCCTGCGTACTCCGCCAATGCGTCACGATCGCAGCAGGTCCGGAGCCCGCTTTGTCGTCATCCCGAGGTGATTTTACCACCGGCTATCTCTTCGAGATAGTCCGCGTATCGTCGCAGCAGAGTGTCGCTACAGCCACGCCAGATCATGACTGGCGGCGATTGCTCGCTTTGATATCCATCGACGAACACATCAAGCCTCTGACCATCCGGAGAAATGAAGTGGTCGATGTAGTCCAGTTCGCCGCAGTCGTAGAAAAAGCAAACCTGCCAGCCGTCGCGCGCGGGTAGCGTTACCTCGCCCCACCATTCCGGATTTTCATCCGGTGGCGCGGCGCTGTGTGCGATATCCAATAGATTGTGCTGGCCCCATGCATCAAGCGGGTGCGGGCTCCATGCATTCACGGCAACACACCTGCCGCCCCAAAAAACGCATGGCACTGTTGCGAATAGCTCAGTTCATAGCCGCGCTGAGTGAGCATGTAATCGAAGCACTCAGCCAGCAGCGCCCTGATATCCGGCCGGTGCAGCGAGTCCGTGCCAGCCTGAAAATCAGCCTGTGAAATCTGAATTTCAGGCATCGCAGGAAAGCGCTCAGCAAAGAACGCTCGGGCCTGTGAAATTGCGTCGGTGTAGCGCTGACTGTACTCGGTCACGTTCCTCTCCATTGTCGCATTCACGGCAACACCGCCACCGGCAACGCAGCCCGCACACTCTCCCGCGCATAGATCTGTAGCACATGCCAGTGAGCGCCCTGCATCCGTCGGCGCGCGCTGACATAGTTTTCCATCGCCGTCTTGGTCACGCCGCAAATTTCAGCGGCCCGCGCCTGGGTCCATTTCGCCTCGGCCAGCAACGCCCGGACCTCGTCCGGGCTGGGGCTGCGCAGGTGGGTGCCGCGGGTCATTGCGCGGACCACTGCAGGTCCCACGCATCCGCGCCCCACGCTGCAATCGCCGCTTCGTCTGCCTCGGCTTCAGAGGCGAACTCGCCAAGTCCGCAATCCTCGTCGCTGTCAGTGCGCCACACAAGCCGGCCGGAATCCGTGGCGATCAGGTACAGGCCGACTCGCGCGCCTTCGATGTTGTTGTGGTTGATTGATGCCCGTGCCATCTTCCATCTCCTGCCCCTAAGCCGGGGCTCGCTGTCGCCACTGTTGTCAGACCCCGGCCAGATCAGAGTTCAGCGTCTGCACCACGCCGGCCTTGGTGTAAGACTCTTTGCCGCTGGCACTGGCGCACGCCGCGTCCTGATCGCGCTTCACTCGAAAGTCGGCATGCGGAAACTGCGCGCGAATTTTGGCGATCTGCTGGCGGGTGGTGGTTTGCGGAACGGTCAGGGTGAACATGGTCTATTCCTTTGCCCCTAAGCCGGGGCTCGCTCGCCGCATCAGTGCGGCATGGGTGAATCATAGCCTAACGTTGTTAGGCGTGCAACTACCGTTTGTCGCCTGACCATTTTCCCGGCGCCAGCAATATGGTCAACGGACACCAGGGCGACCCGCGGCCTCCTGGGCCGCGACCTTTTCAGCCGGCGACAGCGCAACATGGCTGGCGAAAAAACTGGACGTGCTGGCCTTGGCCCGGATGGTCGGGCACCGTGACATTCGGATGCTGCAGAGGTACTACAACGCTACGGCTGAAGAGCTTGCGGCGCGGCTGGATTGAGTTCGGCAATGTCACGCTTCGCGCGCTCGACCAGCAGCGCATATTCCTCCGCCTGCTTGACGTGATATCGGTACTGCGTTTGATGCCACAGCAGCGCGCAGTGCGGACAGTGGGCGTCCCATGCGATGCCGTGGCTGCACTGGTCTTGCATCACGCCGGATCCGCCGGCGCTGGCGGGGTGAGCTGGCCGGACTTTCCCTGCAGCGGTGCCGTCATATGTTCTTGATCCGCCAGCTCATCAAGCCGATCCCGCAGCTTGCCGACATTGATAACCCCGCCTTCAGTCGTGACCGATTCTTGGTCAATGCCGGCGAACTTCAGCAGGAAGTCGGTGGCGTCCGCTTCGTTTTTCTGGATTGACTTGAGCAGGTCGCGTTCTGCGGTCAGCTCATCAAGACGCATCCTCAGCCTCACGATATTGGTAGTCAGCGCCTCGGTCTTTGCGAGCGCGATCTGAATCTTTGCGATAACCCATGCCGGTATTGCTTGGCATGTTTTCAGCGTTGATTGCTGGTCATGCCAACCAAGCGCCGCCTTCAAATCTGCGACGGCGGTCACAGGCAATCTCCCGCGACTTGATCTCTGAATGCCTCAATCTGTTGACGCAGCCGGCCATTGGTCGCCATCAGGTCCGACGACCGATTAAGCGCCGCATCCCGTTCTGCGCTCAACGCTTCGACCTTGGCGCGGAGTTGGCTCAATTCGTCCTCTGCCTGATCGCATTTCATCAGATAATCAATACGCGAGTCATCAGCCTCGCGAATAGCGGACCATGCCCTGTCGGTCGCCCTGAATTTTTGCAGCAGTGCTGGCTCGTCCCAGTAGCAAGAATGCTCGCCAGATTCATCCTGCCCGCCATCAATGATGAACTCCCCAAACCAGTCTGCGTCCGGGTCGTCCGCCAGGAATTCTGCAAGCACCTCTCCGCGACCGTCTGCGCGGGCCGAAAGAACATCAGCCTCAAGCTTGGCAACCTCCGCAACAATAGCCTCCCACTCAGCCAGATAGACCCGCGCGAATTCACAGGGGATCGAGTTCCCCGACTCGAACTTGTTT